GGACCTCTGTCGGTTCATCGTGGGCCATGACTCCGAAGAAATAGAACGCGTCTATTTCCGTCCCGACTCTGGGGACGTACAGGCCGCCATGGACAAAATAGCGGACGAACTCAACTCGTAAAAAAGCCGCGACCCTCGCCAGGGACGCGGCCTGATGCACTGCAATAACCAGGAAGAAAAACGCTTACGCGCCGAGAACCTCCACTTCCGGCAACACAAACACCGTATCTTCGTCCATGCGTCCGCAACCGGCCTTGCCCTTCACGCGCAGATAATTATCCACATCAACCATATCGTCAACATCCTTCATGGTAAACATAGTATCGCGCCAGGTGCCGAACTTGATACGGCTTCGCAGCCACGCGCAGCACATGCGGGCGCCGGCAATGGACGTACCTTCCTTATTCTCCGTATCCATCGTGGGAAGCATATTGGTAACAAGAAACGTAATATTCAGGCTCTCATTGTAAGTGGAATTACCGGCTTCACCGAGTTTGTTAAACCCGTAATCACGGTTCAAACGAAGCTCCAAAGACTGGAGCAACTGCTTCACCGCCGGAGAAATCGCCACACAAATTTCACCCTTCTCCACGCCGTTAAACACCTCCTTCTCTTCCAGGAGACGTTTAACATAAGTCAGGCGGTCAATAAACGTTCCGGCAAAACTCTTGGAAACCCCGGTTCCCGTCGTGGCATAATCCACAGGAATCAGGTTGCCCTTCCTATTCTGGAAAGAATCATAAGTCAAATCCAGATCGAACGACTTCACCCCATCGTCACCACCATAATTGGTGCCGAGAATACCACCGCAAAACCCTTCATCATCAGAAGTCTTGAGGCGCCACTTGCCGGTACCCTTATCCTTGATAACCCCAAGGGCGATAGCATCCATAAATCGGGCCGCCGCCGGTTTTTGCGCCTCCTTAATCTGCGCGAACGTGTAATCCAGATCCATCATGTCGTCCGCCTCATCAATAGAAAGCGGAATCGCATTATAAAACTTGCGGTAGCGCATGCCGCGTTTGCCGAAATTCAAATCGCTGAACTCCACCTTGTGGCGGGTATCGTTATACTCCTTCACCTCGGTTCCGCCGATGCGGGGAAACTCGAAATACTTGCCGGCCACGCGCGGTTCGGAAGTCGTGTAAGGCCTCACGCGTTCCGTAAGCTGCTGCCAATCGTGGTCCCATTCGGTGCCGTACTTATTACGCACCATTTCTAATTGAGTCTTATCTACTGCCATAATTACTCCGTGTTGGTATGTTCAAAACATCAGAAAAAACAAATCCCTGAAATATATAATTCCCTACATTAAATGCCGGAAGCGCCCTGCGCCCGATACCAGCGCCGCGTCACCTCGTCGTGCCGCGGATCGTTCAGCTCGTGAAGCGCCTTGTAATCCGGGTGAGCCGGATTATTCATTGCTTCATGGGCCCAGCTCTGCGTGGACGCGTCGGCCTTGCCCATGTGGGCTGGACTCTCCCCGGTAGCCTTCATGAACGAATAAAGCAACTTGAACCCCTTCGGGCTCTGCAACACCGCTATATCCTCATTCGTCAGGCCGGAAGCCTTCGCGTGCCGGGAAAGAAAGCGCTTGCACTCCTTCATGCGGGTATTGTAATCGCCCCCCCACTCCTCCTTCAGTTCGGAATCCATGCGTTCCATATTCTTCACCTCCGCCTCATTCAAGGCGTCCAGAACGCGGGATGTGTAAAGGCCGGCTGTCTTCCCGTCCAGGCCGCTTCCTTTGGCGGCCTCCGCCGCGACAGCCTCAAACTCCGGCGTAGCCTCGTACCCCTCCGGCCACTCAATGGCGTAAGGCTGTGCCTCTTCGGAATCCTTTCCCTGTTCCGTATTCTTCGGCTGTTCCTCTTCATCCCCCCCTTCTGCATCCACCCGATAGGCATCCTTCACGCTGGAAGGAATTCTCTGCTCCTCCTGCGGGCTTTCCTGCCTGGGCGGGCTCTGTTGCTGGGAAGAATCCGTTGCGGAAATCTCCTGGGCAATCGTCTGGCTCTCTTCTGCGGCGGCGGTAGCGGTAGCATCAGCTCCGCCCGTATTGCTTTCAGTGGTTGTATCAGTCATGGTCTTTCTGTTGTTGGTAAAGGGACAACTCCCTGCGTAAAAAAAGAACTACTTCCCGGTAGGCATCTCTGCGCATGGCGTCCAGCGGATCAAAAGAACCGTCGGACCTCTTCTGAAAACAGGGCAAATTGCAACCGAATCGTTCTTCAATGAAGCGGATGCACTGTTCGTCTATGTGTTCTGCCAAATACCTGCGCCTGCGGCGAATCGCGGACAGAATGGCGGCCTTCTTCTCTGTTTCGTCGTCAATCATGGTTATTCAGAAACATTCCTTACTGCCTGGCTCTGTTGGTTGGCAGCCTGGGAAGCCATCAACGCCAGTTGTTGCTGCTGGGCCTGCTGCCTGTCCGTCTGCACCTGCTCAATCTCCGCCTTGTCGCGGTAAACTTCGGAGGGGGCGGCGGAAACTTTGAAAAGGAACTTGATAGCCTTGCTGATGTCGATGCAATCCATGGCGGAAGGATCGCCAGTAAACTGAATATACTGCGCTGCCGTCTGCATGGCGTAATCCATGCTCTGCCGCTGCGCCATCTCGATAGACTGTGAAATGACCCCCTTGTAGGAAACGCCCGGAACCGTCACGGAATAATCAATGCCGTCCGGCGCCTCTACGATGAAATCCTTGGGCTGCGTCGCGGCGTCAGAATTAAAAGCGCCCTGCCTGAACAACTCTGCGAAAATCCGTTCCAGGAACACATTAAAATCATAGACAAACTGGCTGAACGTCGCGCTGATGCCAATCACCTGCTCCTTCTGGCGAGCCACTACCTCCGTTGCGGTCATCTGCCGGTCCACACTGGAAATCACCCGCAGGAAGGGAACAAAAAAAGCGCTCTCAATCTTCCCTTCCAGTTCTTTGATATGCTCCAATCCCCAATCCAAACGGCCATTGATGCCCCATTCACGGGGCAAGTTCAACCCGGCGATACTCCGATCAATCACTGTCTCTCCCCCGGCACGGTAATCAATATCTCCCTCCTGTTCAGCATCCACAAAAAAGCGTGGATAAACGGCCAATTCGGCCAGCTTATCCAAATGCCGGTACATGCGCACCACGGCTTCCAGCTCGTCCAGACACTTGCGCGCGGCAGGATACCCCCAAACGTTATCCCACTTGAGAAAACGGCTCACCAAATAAGGAAACTCCGGGTATCCCCCCTCCTCAACAATAGGCATACTGCCTCCATTATAAAGATAAACGGAAGCAAAACGCATCTTCCTGGGAGGAACATCAGCTCTGCCATTGCCCAGCGTGTACCCTTTGCGCGGCATTACCAGGTGCAGAAACTCAAACTCTTCGGTAAATCGCCTCTCCGGCCTGTTGAAAGCCTCCCGAACCTCCGTCGGAAGTCTCTTGATGCCCCATGCCTGAACTGCCTGATGCGCCGTATATTTGAATGAGCGGCAAACCGTATCCACATTGCCCTCCTTATCCTCGGCAATGCCATAAGAACCAATGGGAATATGCTTGAAAGACAAGCCTCCGCTCTTCTTGCTCTCACACAGCATGCAGCCCGTCCCGAACAAACACCGGTCCACGTGGGTTTCCTGGAGGGAAGGGTAAAAATTGGATGAGGCCAAAGCATCCAAAGTAACATCCGTGGCATGCCTGTACCAATTCTCATACGTTTTGGACTTCTTAATGCTCTTATCTTCAAACTCAAACCATTTCTGGCCGGATGGAGTGACATGCGTAATAAAAGCTCCCGCCAGCGTATGCAAAGCTTCACACGCTTTAGCGCAATTCTCCCGCTTGAAATCTCTGGCAGGGGTCTTGAGCTGGCGCAGGACATCACGGGAACGCGGCAAAATCCGCTTGGAAAGCCACTCCCATTCGTTCATCAGATCCTCTTTCTGGTCAATGACAGCCCTCGCCAACCTGCTGTACTCCAATCCGTTCATGTTAATTCAATGATAAAAACCTAAACAAGCTCCTGCGCCACGCTGAACGCATCGTCGCAGCGGTTCAACCAACCCTTCCCGAACACAGGAAACTGCTTGCACGAACGGTAAAACGCCTGACGCTTCTCCTGCAGGGCGATAAGGAACACCGCTTCACCCGTGGCGGCTGGTCCTGCAACTCCTGCCTGGTCCTGGGGCCGACAATCCCGTCCACCACAAGCCCGGCGCCGTGAATATTCAGCGCGCGCTGCAAAATCTTCCCGGTATTCCTGCTCCCGGAATTGAAATAATGATCCCGCAGGATGAATTCAACGCCAGGATAAGCGGCGGAACCCAGCCAGGAACGCACGGCGGCGGTATTATCCAGGACATACTGGAGACAACCTTCCCAGGCCTCTTCACGTCTTCCGGCATCCAGCAGGGCCTTCAATCTGTTAAACACGGTCGGTTCAATACCGTCGCAAATGCCGCAAATCTCCCACTTGCCGCCCTTGTCGGCGGCGGGAAGGCGGGAAACGCGCAGGGAATCCGGCCCGGTGACGCGGCTGTCTTCAAAGCGGAGGATGGCCGCAGCCATCTTTCTTTCTGTAGTATTCATTCGTTCAGATTGTCGATAAGTTGCACAAGCCGCTTGCCTTCCACGGTGTAGCAATGACACTTGGCATGCAAATGCCACTCATTAAATTGAGCCAGGAAAAAAGCGGCGTCTCTTTCGGTAAGAAAAATTTTCATCCATTGCTCCTTTCCGGGTTCGTCCACAATGAGTATGTACAGGGTAGGCATGCGGAAACTATTGATTATTAACTAAAGGGAACTTGTAAGAAAAACTTTACAGTTGGTCAGCGTTCCGCACATCGGAGGAACACAAGGACCGCAATGGGGAAACAGAACACGGCAACACCTGCCTCTGTGTCTCCGCACGCGGCAAAAACGCCGGCCATCACGAACCCCATCAGAGGCAGAAGAACGGAAAGGTTCAGGAGCTTATTCACTTTTCCAGCTTCCTTTCTATATTTTCGATGCGCACGGCAAGCAGTTGAATCGCCTTGGCCGTCTCCACCTGGGCCTGCGTCTGCATGGTCATCAAATCACAAAGGCGGTCATTGTGGTGGCTGACCACCTCCCCGATGTACCAGCATGCCCCGCCGCATATCGTCAGCGACATCAGGACGCAGGCAAACACGGGGGAAGCCTTGGCAAAATCCAGGAAACGTGCCGGTACTTCGGAGAGCTTACACATGCCTTTACTTCTTGAGTGTTTGCACGATGGGCGGAACGTCCGTAACAGGCTGGGCCTGACTGTAGGAGATATGCCCCGGTTCCAGCACCAGGCAGGAGCCGTCTTTGCATACCACCGTCTTTTCCGGCGTCACGTCCACGGAATGGCCGCAGCCCTGGAACAGGGAAAAACCAAGAGCACCAACAGCGGCGTAGGCCAAGCCCAGCAGAACCTTTTTCCACCAAGTGGACGCGCCGGAAGCCTTGAGGCCGAGATAGGCCCGAACATCTTCCAGCGCATGCTTACCGATGATCGGGAGGGCAGTATTTGCTACGGCAATCCATCCTTGTTGTTCGTTTTCCGTCAGGTCTGCCCAGTGAGGGATTGGAGTGTTGGACTCATTGTGTGCCTGGGCTGCATAGTACATGTGCATTTCTCTGGCGATAGCCTCGGCATGATTGCATTGATTATTAGTAGTCATATGATTATGTTGTTATTGGTAGAGGTAGTGAAGTAATTGAAAAACTCCACGGCGGCGGGGTCGGTCAGGATAAAAGCCGGGTAGTCCGAGACTGTAAAAATCCTGCGGCCTTTGGTCTCCGCATGGACGGCCTCAACGGTCAAAGACACCGCATCAATCATTGTATAGGCACCATCCTCCGCAAGGGTCAGGACATCTTTTCCCAGCCTTGCCCATACCTGGACGGCTTGCCAGTCCTCGCCCAGTTCCACCAGAGCGGCAACGACGGCGGCCATGGCCGGGGTCTGGTTCGCCGGAATTTCGTCCTGCGTATAGCGGTCTGTCCGGGTGTAACCGTCCGCGTCCTGATAAATGGGCGTCAGGGTAAATTCATCCCACTGTCCCGGCCGGGGAAACTGTATCTGTATCTCTGAATTATTCATGCTCAATCTTCGGTAGTCGTTTCGGCTTCCGGATCAACAAAATCCTCCACCGCCTCGGAGACAATGATATTGCTCTCCATGGAGGAAAACCCGTAATATGCCGGATTGACGTTATTGCAATGCAAGTGCATCGTCGCAGGAAGGAACGCTCCGGCCAACGCCCAGCTGTTGGTATTCTCAATATCAAGATAATATCCGGAAAAGGGATAAATACTCTCAAAGCAATGGACTCCCTTCACCGTGGCGATCTTGACGCAGCCGCGGGAGGAATTCCCGCCATGCAGCAGCCACAGCGCTCCCCTGTCTTCGGTGTCGTATCCTCCGTCCTGGTATTGCTCGTAAACCACCGCGTACACGCAGACGGGATAACCGTTATTGGAAGACGTCTCCGGCGCGAGGGCCTGCGTCGTCTTCATCTTCCATTTCTGCTCGGCATTGGAATAATAAATCTCCCGGACACGAATATGATACCCTCCCGCGTCCGCGTCCCGGACATGATCAAACGTAATATCGATAATCTCCCCAATCCTGTAGCCGCCCGCCGCCTGATCCGGCACCAGCGTAAACGCGTCCCTGTCCCTTCCCATGCGCGCGACCGTTGTCATCTGTCCGAACCTGGCCGTGAATTTCGTGCTGACAGCCGGCAGGCGCAGCGGGGCCACCCACCCCCGGATGCTGGAATAATTGTGCATGGGCCTCGCGTTGGTCACAAGGCCGCACTTCACGGTAAAGGCGGACTTGGGAGGAACATTGAAATAAAGGGAATTGGGTTCCTTGTCTGTTTTGAAAACCGTCCCGTTGGAAGACGAGCAATTCGCCGGGAGCGGATAACACCTGACGGAAAAAGCGTCCGTCACGGCGGCCTGCCCGGCGGCGTACAGGCGGTTGACGCCGGATTCATTGGTCGGCGCCCCCACGGCCAGCGGGATGTTGACGCCTCCGTTGGCGTTGACGGCGCTTGAAAACATGGCCGCCCCCGCGCAGTTGAAGC